TGTAGCGGATGAGGCTCCACAATCCCCTGTAGCGGATGCAAAACCGTGTCGCTCGTCTGATCCTGCCTCTTTGTTTACCTTACTCATGGTAAAATCAATAGCCATCTTTACAAGTCCTGCAATAGATAATCTAGCTCCGATCTTAATATCAGTAGCACATACCTTAGTATTATCATTACTCTTATCCATCTCTCCAGATAACTCTACCTCATGGAATACGCTATGTGCTGGATCATAATATCCGAAACAATCTAACGGATACTCGCAAGCGTGAAAACCTGTATCACAGCACTCCGCCCTTTCTGTGTGAAATTCCTTACCCTCCTCATACTGATAACCTCTACAGGTAAGATCTTTGTTAAATCCCTTAAATGCTCTCATAGATTTTTCTCCTTTTCTATGTGTGTTATTTTTATTGATAAATAACTTAATCCTCAATATGAGGAAAATTTAGATAGTTTTTGAAAAATATTTTTATTTACTGCTTTCCATTCTTTCTCTGGTACGGTTTACCTTAAAGGTCTTAACCGCTAAAAGCTCATCCTCTGGGATCTGGAGGAGATACTTTACCTGCTCCAGCATTAACTCTACATCTGCGATCTCCTCTACTAAGTTATCTCTGGCAATAGCCTTTTTATCCTCCGCTACAGGCTGTCCTAAGCCTGTTTCTACTCTGCGGTACTTGTTTACCGCCTGTATGAGCTCTGCACACTCCTCTACTAACTGGTTACTCTGTGCCTCATATCCATAGTACTTAGCTGTTTCTAAGTTCATTTCACTAATTTTACACATATCAATACGCCTCCTTAATTAACTCTCTGATCCTGTAAATCTCTGCACTCTCTAATCCTAATGGATCGTGATCTACTCCTCCAATAGCATCTATAACCGCTCTGAGTGCCTCCCTGCTCTTATACAGATCCTCCATTAAATTATCCTCAATGAGGTAATACTCCTTAGGATCTCCAAAGGATACCGCTATGGCATAATCCTCTTTTCTCATAGCTAAGCTCTGCTCCTTAGCTTTATCTATCCAGCTCTTTTTTACTGTGACACTCTGGCTAGGGTTCATCTTTGTTTTAGCCTCTATAAATAGATCTCCTGCTATTACATCCCCCTTTAAGAATGGAGTAGATCCAGATCCTACTACCTGCCTACCTCCTATAGCCTTAGCTATACGCTTTTCCTGTTTTGAGCTCTTAGCTCTTGTACTATCTTTACTCATTTTCAAACCTCCGCAATATTTCCTCCCTTTTCCTTATTCTTGCTGATATTTTTCTAAGCAACTCCAGATCTTTCGGATCATATGATAACCCTTTTGGTATTTCATTCTCATAAAACTCCAATACCCTACCGATCTCCGCCTCTAAATACTCTATAACTCCACTAAGTATATACTCTGGATCTTTATTGCTGTTAGTAATAGCTTTATAGAGCATAACATACATCCTAACATAATCCTCTTTTTCTGCTGTTTCTCGTTTATACTCTAACTTAGCCCATTTCTCCCCCTCCATATACCCCTCTAGCCTTTCCTGTTCTAGCTGTATCTTATTATTTTTCTGAATATTGTCTATGAGTTTCTCTCGTATTTCTCCTTTAGTTTCTGCACTAACATCCAGCATATCTATATACTCATCTAAATATCCAAACGGTCTTAAGTTTTCTTTCATTTTACTCCGCCTCTCTTTCTTCTAATCTCACTCCGCCATACTCCCAGAGATCCTTTTTCATCTCATCCATATCTAGCTCTCCATTTTGCCAGCGTTCATAGTACTGTAATACCAGCTCTGTAAACTCTGGTATCTTCTTTGCATAGGTCTTTTTCCAGTAGTGATCCATGAGTACCTCCATAGGGAGTACTAAGAGTAATGTCATAGCTGTATTTATGGCATCCTCCATAGCTTGCTTTTTAACCGCTTTGAGCCTGTCTTTTATCTGATCCTCTACCAGCTTATCTAACTGCTCTTTTGTGAGATTATATGTAGCTGTTTTCTGTTTTGATTTCTCTCTTTCTAATCTTCTCCGCTCAGCTCTACCCATTCGATATTACATCTCCTTACTTTCAAAAATCCCTGTACCGCTGATACTTGATTATTAAAGTCTGGTATCACATCAACATACAACTCTATACCCAACTCCTTACGGAGCTCTCTGTTTATACTCTCTAAGCTAAGTACTATATCTCTACCCATAAGATTTACTGTAGTAGCTGTATAAGGCTTTCCCATATAGCAAGGCACAACCGACTTAGCACGCTCTCCAGCTTGTAAAATATCCTGTATTAACTTACCTGCATCCATGATATACCGCCTCTACTTTCCACCGCTTAAGAAACTCCTCTAAGCTACCGTAATGCACCCAGTATCTAAAACGCTCTCCAAAAGCTACTCTTAATCTGGGCTTACCATTCCACATTACAGAAATTGTTTTGATCTTATATACTTTACCGCTCTGTAAGAGTTCATTATCTACCCCTATGTATCTAGCTTTTATCATCCTGCTCCTCCTGTACCTGCATAGCCTGTAATCTGTTTAATAGTCTACTGGTATCCTTAATGGCTAACTCCAGATCTATAGGATCCATCTTTCCATTAAGCCTCTGCTCCAGCTCTGTTACCCAGCTATCGTTATCCCACCATCTCCACGGTAAAATACCAGCCTTATCTAAGACTTTCTTAACGCTTTTCCACGCCTGTAGCTCTTTCTCTACATTCTGGAGGCTTTTTAACTTCTTTTCTGCCTCCTCTAAATCCTTTGCTAACTTTGTGCCTAATCTCTGCCCTATAGCACTCTTTACTACCTTATCCTCCAGATAATCCTTACAATACTCCGCCCTGTCATTGTAAAAGGGGATCCTATCCTCCTCCAGCCGACTAAAGATAATGTACTTGTACACTCCTACAGGCTCCTCTATCTGCCTGTACAATGCTTTTTTAACAGTTCTCAGAGCCTTAGTATCTGGATTGAAATAGATAAGCCCTACATGATCTGGGAGCTCCTCTTTCTTTACCAGCCCCTTAGGTACTACAAAATAAAACTCATTACAGTACTGTAGGTATAAATGCCACTTATTATCCTGTAGAAAATCATTTCTGCTCACTTTGATCTCATAGCCGATAATATTAGGCTTTGTATAGCTCTTTGTGATAGCCAGCCCATCAAACTTAAGTAGCCCCTGTGGATCTGGAAAATAAGTACTACAGGTTTTACACTCTGTTATAAAATAACTGGGCTTTCCATTATGAAACTCTTTAAGAGCCAACTTTATATCTGTACTGGTTACTTTTTGTGCCACTCTGTTTACCTCCTTTGTTGTGATACTTAACTTAATCACAATCGGTAAGTATTTTTAGAATAAAAAAAAAGAGGATCCTAAGATCCTCTCTCTCTATCTGGTATTAAAACTCCAGCACATTCTCCTCTATGAAAATATCCTTATGCACATCTGCCTTAAATGCTAAGAGTGCTCTGGAGGCTCTGAGCATTACCTCCTCATCTCCCATCATTTTAGCCCCTGCGTAAGTGTTCTCCAGAAAGTCTATTACCTCCTGTTTCTGCTTTTCATTATCCATAGATACCTCCTTACAGAAATAGCTCTAACAACTCATCTATGAGCCTCTGTGTTTCCTTTATTTTCTCCTCCAGAGCTTTTACCGCCTCTGGATCCTCTGTGTGATCTTTCTGCTCCTCCATCTTACCTACTCTATTTGAGTAAAGAGAGATCCTCACAGCTCTATCATAAGATGTCATATCCTTAAATCTTTCCTCCATACGCCCTCCTATTTGAGTAAATCTTTTACTCCTACTGTGGTTTTCTTATATACAGCATTTTTTACAGCTCTCTTAGGGTTCTTTGCCAGCCCTACACCCTTTTTACCATACAGAGGATTAACTGCTTTCTTTACTGCCCTCTTAGCCTTACCTGTAGTGCTTGCTTTGATAGCCTTTTTAAGGCTAGGTTTTCTTACTCCGATTTTCATATAATCCGCCTCCTACTCTATGGATCCATAGATACTCATATACTCTATATCTCCGTTAAATTTACTTGTTTCTGTACTAAATCCATCAAACTCTATAACCCTCGTATCATCCGCTAAAACCTGCTCCCAGCATTTCTCTATATCGGTATCACTAAAAGGCTTTGCAAACCTCAGAAACGCCTCCTTATACTGCTCCAGATCCTTATACTCTAAGTATACTGTTACCTTAGTTCCTGTAGCTGATATAGTAGTTTCCTCTGTTTTGAGTTTTATTTGATTTTTATGTACGCTACCATGATGCTTATAAGGCTCAAACTGATCCTCTGTTATTTCCTGCCCCACATTAGCCTCATTATATCTATTCAGATATAAGTTGATCTCCTCATCATCTGCATAGATTACAGGTAGCTCCTCAGCCTCCTCTGTGTCTGTTTCTGGCTCCTCTGTTACCTCTGGAGTACTTTCTATAGCCTCCGTTACTTTCTCCGCCTCTGTGGGCTCATTTACCGCCTTATCTGTATTTCCACAGGCTGATAAGGATAGTGCAATACCTAAAGCTACTATTACGCTCAATCTCTTTATCATGTAACCACCTACCTTTTTATATAGTGGTTATATTATAACTCATTTATGAGGCTAACTCAATAACCATCCTAGCCCACGCTCTGGCATCATCCTCCCCATACATCCGATACATACAATCCTTATAAGGGATCCTATAATCCGCCTTAGGATCATTCTCTACCAGTAAATACTTATACTGTGGCTCCCTTGCCTTGTTTTGTAAGTGGTGCCTAAATTGATGGAGAAAACCCTCTAAGGAGGGCTCCCCTAAGAAAATCTCCTTTGTAGAGTGTACATAGTTATCATCCCTTACCCACGCTGTAATAACAGGGATCTCTACACTATATACCTCCGCCAGCTCTGTATCTAGCTCTCTGATTATCTCTAATCTCTGGAGAGGTGTAGCGGATTTATAACCCTTTGCCAGAGCCATACTAACAGGCTCCAGAGCTTTACACTCCTTAAACATTACCTTATAGCTTTCTACTCTTTCTATTAGATCCATACGCTCCTCCTACTCTACCCACTCTAAACCGCCTGTATATCTGCCTCTGTGGGTTATTAACTTATCTGGATACACTCTCTTAAGATAAGCTATATCCGTTCTAAGTGTTCTCCTAGATACTCCTAACTCCTCTTGTAGCTCCGCTGTGTTTGTACACTTAGCCTCCTTAAGGATACTTATTATCTGGAGCTGTCTAGCATTTACTCCGTGTATACTCATCTCTTAGCCCTCCTTATGGAGGAGTAATTAACTCCTCCCCTGTTTTTATAGTTTTACTGCATCCACTTTACATCTCTGTAATATAGTCTGCTTAGTACCTTTATAATCGCTGTGCTCCTTTACGGTTCCTCTCAACCTTACCTTTGATCCCTCCGCTATGTTAAAAAATGCTGAGGTGCTTTTCCAGATAAAACAGTTACCAGCATCATCTCTAAATACATTGATACCTACCGTATCTGTACCCCATCCTGCATAGCTAGGAATATCATAAGTAGATCTTTTCTTAAAAGTTACTACCAGATCCAGCCTATCTCCTACCTGCCCCACATACTGGCTAGGATCCTCCTCTGTAGGGATCTTACTATTAAGTACTGCCTGTACCTCTGTAAGGTCTTTCCAGCTCATTGTACCGTACTCTGGATAGATATTAAGGCACTCCTCATAGCTAAGCTCTATTGTAGGGTATTTATCCTGTTTCTCTAAGAAATACCAGTTAATCCCTCCTCTATACTTTGCTCCTGCCTCCTTAAGCTCCTCACGGATCTCATAGGTATTACCTGTTACTACATAGATCTTACCCTCTGGATTAAATCCGTACTTCTCAGCTATCGCTAAACGATTGTTGTTAAACTCCTCTACCTGCTTAGCCCTCTTAGCCTCCGCCCTCTTTCTTGCTCTCTCATCCAGCTTAGCTCTATACTCTGGAGTATATTCTTTTTCAATAACTGGAGTAGGGCTTTCTCCAGTTCCTCCGCACTCGTAACAAGTCCAGCCTGTAAAAGCCCATTTATCAGATCCTCCAGCTCCTCCACATCTAGGGCAAGTGTAATTAGCATAATACTTAGTACCGTTTTTATCGGTTCTCAGATAAACGATCTTAGCCATCTTTACTCCTCCTCATAATCCATATCCCATACAAACTCATTCTCATCTACCCACTCCCAGCCATACTCTCTACAAAAGCTCTCAGCCTCCGCCTCTGTTTCAAATTCTGTAAAGTATTTCTTTGTGCCTCCAGCACTCTTAAGATAAACTGTAAACATATTTCCCTCCTGTCTGGGAGCCCTTAGGCTCCCCTGCTATATGCACAATCCATAGTACCAATCCCTTTATACATAGGGCTTTTCTTTATCACATGGCTCTTAATTCTGAGCTTATACCAGAGTGTAGGATCATCTACCGTATAGATTTTATCTACTACCCAGATAGCATTAAAATGTCTGTATGTATCTCCCTCCTGTAATCCCTCTACCATTCCCTCTGGGATCTCATCATCTACTAACTCGATCTTATCTAACAAGGTTCTCCAGTAAAATACTCTGCCATCCTCTGTTACTAAAAACTCCTTATGGAGCTTACTGTTTTCCTCTGTGAGATCATAGGCTCTACACTTAACACATTTTCCGTCAATGTACTCTACTGTGTTATCTTCAAACTCTGCATTTTCTTCTAAGTAAGAGATAAAGCTCTCAACTGTGAGGGCATCCATGAGCTCCTCTGTAGCTCTCATAAAGTTTACTCTGTATCTGTTATCGTTATCCTCTTTATATCTCATATTGTTTACCTCTCTTTCAGTTTGTATCTAGTTCCTTACCTCACTTATAATATATACCCCCTATATAATAATGTCAAGTGCTTTTTATATATCCCCTATATAAAATAATAGAGGAGGCTTTTTACTGCCTCCTCCTGCTCTTATTTCCAGAAAAATCTATCTACAGATACTCCATAGAATTTAGCCAGATTGTAAAGTACTGTAGCCTTAGGGATCCGTATACCTGTTTCCCATCTGCTTATACTTACCTCTGTATAACCTGTACCTTTTACCACATCTTTTAGAGTGTAACCCTTTTTCTCTCTTACCTCTCTAAGGTTATGTGCTAATGTTTCCTCTACTTCTCTCATGCCATCCCTGCCTCATATACCTGTTTTCTAAGATACTCCAGCTCCTCCAGATCATTATAATAAAACTCCTGCACTCCGTTAAATCCCTGCATTTTCTGCTCTTTGCCATCCTTAAGAGTAGCCTTATACCACGCTCCAGCCTGTGAGATAATCCCCAGCATAATAGCCAGATCTAAGGTATCCTTAATCTCATCCACGCCTGTACTGTAGTTGAGTGTGTAAGTCTGGAGCCTACGATCATTTTTAGTAACCTTGTTTTTCTCCACTTTCACGCTTACCAGATTACCGCTAGGGTTAGCATATCCGCTACTTACCTCTTTATACTTCTCATCCAGTAAGGATCCCTTTGTAAACCATAAGATCTGTGAGCACGCATGAGCAATAGCGGTACCACAGGGGATCTTAAAAGGCTTGTACGGATTTCCTATGTTTTCTCTGAGCTGGTTAATCATAAGAAAAGTACACTCAGTTTTCTTACAAAGAGGTACCGCTTTATCACAAAAGGCTTTCATAAGAGCACTATTGCCTCCATAACTTTTCTCATCTAAACCCTTTTCCTGTACCGCCTTAGGGATGATAAATGGAGCACTATCTAATACTGCTAAACCTACCTTACCAGATCTTATGTAGTCTAAGAGCATATCTAAGAGCTCCTCTCCATACTCACTCTCTGGCTGGATGAGGATTACCTTACTCCAATCTACCCCCAGAGTTTCTCCCCACTCCTTATCTATCGTATTTTCTGCATCCAGATATACACAGTACTTATCTTTGTATTTCTTTTGGAAATTAGAGATAATATCCAGAGCTGTAGTAGTTTTACCACTCTGAGGTAATCCTACCAGCTCTATGATCCTCCCTACAGGTACTCCTCCTCTGGTTAAGTAATTCATCATAGGGGAGGTATAAGGGATAAACTCTATCCCCTTAAGATCCGATGCTTTACGGATTATATCCGTTTTATATTTTTTATTTACCTCTGCTATGAGGTTATCTATCTCCGCCATCGCTGTTCTCCTTTTCATCCCAATTTTTAACTACTCGTATCTCATCCCAGCCCTCAGCAAAAGTAGGAGGCTCTAAAAATCTTTTCATTCTATCCATAGCCTCCTTAGGTACTGTACGCTCTCTTTCCTCGTTACGCTTAACACACACCTCAAAAGGAGTATCTACAAACACACAAACCTTTTTACAATTTAATAATCTAAGGGTATCCAAAAACTCCACCCTATAGCTTGCTTTTAAGTTTGTAGCATCGTACACTACATCCTTACTGTGATACAGATCCGCTCTAACCAAACTTTGTAAAATGGTAAACACAGCACCATTATTTTTCATATCGTTTATATCTCCACAGAGCTTATCTCTAAGGTAATCGGAGGATCTAACAATTACATCTCCCAGCCTGTCACTCTCAGAGCTTTTACCACTGGCTGGCAATCCCACTAACATATAAAATACTGGTTTATTATTCTCCATCCTCAGATCCTCCTAACTCCTGCATAATTCCTACCTCTGTATTAAAGAGGTTTACATCTGCATCCGTGATACCTAAATTATAATTTAACTCAATTACATTTCTGATAATGGCTATATCTACTCCGCCTCCCTCATTAGGGCTAAAGAGTACAATCCCATCATCACACTTAAAAGCTGTTTCTCCAGAGATCTCTACACCATTCTCCTCCAGATACGCTAAAAACTTATCTAATTTTTCCTCCATACCTAACACCTCGCCATAACATCTCTCATCATATCCAGCTTTTTAAGCTCCTCTACAATATCGCCATCTGGCTCCATTACAACTACTGGCATCAATAAAGCCTGTATAGCCTTAACATCTGGAGAGTAATACTCCTTATTATCCACAGTAGTTACACTGTATCCCATTATCTCCTCTGAGCTCCTGCTCTCCTCCAGCTTTGCTATCTGGTTCACATTAAGCCAGATAGTAAGGTTTCCGCTCTGATCCTCAACTCTTATAAACATCGTCTTTTATGCCTCCTTAAAATATTTCTACACTGTACATAGAGATCATCATCTATATTTCTGAGCTCGTGGAGATCTCTATGTAACTGGCTCTTACTTATACAAAATTCTCTAGCCATTTTACGGATACTGTCCTTAGGGTTATCTATTAGCCACTGTGCCTCCTGCTTACATCTATCCTCTATGGCTTGCCTCCTAAAGTACTCATAAGCCCATCGCTCCATAGGCTTACTCCTCCATAGGATCCTCTGGATCTCTGGTATATTTATCCTTGCTAAATCTATCCAGATCTACCTCCGCTATTCTCTTTGAGAGGGATTTCTTTAATCCGCTGTAGATCTTCTCAGCCATCTCTAACTTAACTTTGAGGCTGTTATAAGCTCTGCGGTAAATAGCCTCTACTAAGGCTTTATCCTCTGTGAGCTGTTCTACTCTGGCTTTTTTCTCCTGCACAGTACCAGATACTTTTACCATCGCCTCATTTTGAGCACTTTTCTTAGCATTAGAGGCTAGATCTACCTGCATACCCAGCTCCTCTACTCTCTGACCTGCATAATACATAAGAGCTGGGATCTTAACACAGTAGTACTCTATCTGGCTATCTGGTATATCCTCTATAGAGTTTTCTCCTATGCTTTCCATAATCATATCCAGCTCTGAGATAGCACTATCCAGCTCCTTACTAAAATCTGCTATCAACTCATTTGAGAGGGTTATTACAGGAGAGCTCTCCTCTTTTACCTCTGCTATAATTTTCTTTAATTTATCACTCTGTACCATCTTTACCTCCTCCTGTAGGAGCCTTATCACAATGCTCTGTGCCTGCTAAGGCACAATCCTCACAGCCCTTATAGTATCCGCACTCCTCACAGGTACAATGTTCATAACCGTACTCTGGGTACTCATCCGCCATAGCGTTAGGGCATCCACCATTTACACAGGTAACTCCTACATACTCTCTACACCTGCTCTCCTCTTTAGGTTTCTTTGTTACAAAGTGCTCACAATGTCTAATAAGTAAGCACATCTCCATTGATGTACTATCACAATTACTACACGGATTTTCCATAGTACCTCCTTAACCAGCTCTCCAGATCGTAGCTGTATCTCACTCTTTTCTTTTTCTGCTCTATCTTTACTCCGTGATCCCTGCACCACTCTACAGGTATGCTCTTTCTCTCCTCCGTCTGAGTAAACTGGATCACATCCTGTACAGTTATGTAATAAGTTTCCTCCAGCTCTCTAAAATTGATTAAAAATCCTCCATACACTCCCTCATAATGAGTAGCTTTCTCCATCCCCTGTATCTGGTTAGGTCTGATCTTAGCTATCGGTAGGCTCTTTCCCTTATGGGTTTTAAGCTCTACCAGAAAGAGATAAGGAGATCTAAAAAGAATATAATCACACGGATTAGATACTCCATAAAATCCGCTTGTATCATCCTTTAAGCGGTACAGGTAATAATCTGGAGGTACACACTCCTTAAACTCCTGCTCAAAGGTTTTACCGATGTTATTACTTGCCATCCTGTACCCCCTTAAATCTGCTAGGAGTAAACTTACATTTCTTTCTACGATCTACATACATAGATCCCTCTTTATCAATGCTACAGTAGTAAGCTCCTAACTCTCTACCACAACGCTCACAGTTACCACATACCGCTCTCAACGCTGTATTTTGCCCTGTAGAGGCTTTTTTCTTTTTACCTGTAGACTTATTAGCCTTTTTTCTGTTTGTATCTTTCTGAGCTGTCTGAGGCTTTTCTGGAGGGTTAGGATGTACCCACTTACCAGCATCCACTAAAGCACACTCATTTTTATATCTACAGTAAGTACACTTACTATCATCTTTCTCTGGAGGGATCCCTGTCTTACAAGCATTGTTTACAGTTCGTATCTTGTTAAGTACTGCCTGTTTCATCTCATCGGTTATTTTCCAGAGGTACGGTTTCTTTTTACAGAAATTTCTATCCTCATAAAAGAAAAGGATATAATCTATACCCAGCCCCATACCGTAACAAGTAGCTTGCCACTTATGATCCGCCTTAGGCTCATAACGGTTACTAAACTGGTAAGTACTCTCCGTTTTGATCTCTAAGATTACATCCTTACCATTAAATCTAATAACTCCGTCTGGCTGGAAATAAATAGAGAGCTCATCATTTTTACACCTGCCCTCTGTATGATCCTCATTCCATCCTACAAACTCTGTTTTAATGCCTTTAGCCTGTGCCTCTTTTACCATTTCCTCCAGATCTAAGATCTCTACACCCTCCATACGCTCTACTATGTGCTGTATGTCTAAGTGCCTATCTGTACCACTCTGGCATATCTCAATAAGATTTACCTCACTTTGCTCTCCGTTCTGGGAGCCTCCATGTACTCTCTGGAAAAATAACATACGCTCACAGCCATACATAGAGGATGGGCGGATATACTCAGAGGGGGCTACCTGCCTCTCCTCCAGCTCCTTAGCCTTTACAGCCTCCTCATAGTTTTTAAGAAACTTATCCTCAAAGGATACGCTCTCTGCATTTTTACCCTGTGCTACTGCTATTAAGCTCTTTAATCCCATTACTTTTCCGCCTCCTCTCTGGCTTTCTCAATATTCTTATTAAATCTGGCAAGCTCAAAAGCTAAATACATCTGGGATCTGCTTTCTCTTATCCTTAGTGGTCTATTTTCTTTATCTCTCTTTGCCTCAATTACCAGATTTACGATAGTAACCACTATGTATCCGACTAACAAAAGTCCTAAAATTACATTTCCCATTAGTGACCTCCTAACAAAATACCGATAAAATACAGCTCAAAGATAAATACAAATACACTAAGAGCTCCTACAAAATCTCCTACCAGATCACAGCCCTCTCTATGAGTTCTGTAAAATCTTCTCCATTTTCTTTTAATCCGTCTTACCATCCTTAATCCTCCTGTTTTGTTTGATAAGTAACCTAATCACAAACGGTAAGTATTTTTAGATAAAAAAAGAGGAGGCTTTTTACTGCCTCCTCAGAGTTAATCTTATAATCTTCTACCCCACGGATCCCACGGAGTATATCCTACAGGGCTATAAAAAGAGCGTGGATAAATATAAGGATCTTTTTTCCAACCCCACTCTTTTTCCTTTGTTTCTGCCTCCTGTTGATAAATTACCTGCTTACAGGTAGATTTAGCATACTCAATCTCTTTTTTAGTTCCTACTGAGTTCTCAGAATGTAGCAAAACATAAATAGCATCACACTGATCTATCATAGCCTTGTTAATCTTATAGTAATCCGCTAAGCCCTCTGGTAAAAATGATGGATTAAGTACTATATGCCCTTTACTCCGTACAAACTCCTCAGCCTCATTAAAATACTTTTTATAATCAAATCTACCTGTCATAGCTCCAGCTATATAAACTCTCACTTATCGCACCTCCTAGTAATTTGTAATAAATACCTCTATATCCTTACTCTGCTTATCCTTTTTATGATAACTGCAATTACTGTATGTATGATCCAGATAATGTACTGTATATCCTTTAGCCCACTCTTTAAGTATTGTATTTTCTTTTCCTTTACTCTCAAATACATTAGATAACCCAAACTTAACTCCTGCTTTATCCAGTGCATCCAGCTTAGCCAAAAGATCTATCTCCGCCTGCTCTCCCCAGCCTCCATTTTCATTATAAGAGGCTACTGTAATCAGATAAGGAGGATCACAATATACAAAATCATTATCTCCCAGAGTATCCAGATCCAGCTCTCTAAAATCTTTACTGCTAAACTGTATCTCCATGCTCTGGAGCCTCTGCACAAAAATAATAAATTTTTCTTTTAGTGTCGGATTAAAACTACTACGATCTTTACCAAAAGGCATATTATAAGCCCCTTTGTTATTAAATCGTATCTGATTATTAAAGGAATAACAGATCAATGTATATAGCATTAAAGGATCTGATTTTCCTTTATTATAAAGCTCTCTCAAAGCTAAATAACCCTCTTTATTTTCCTTAGATAGATCATAACTGCTTATGTACCCATCAATTTTCCTAAGGCTCTCCTCAACTCCGATTTTCTTAAATTCCTGTAGCATTTCTGGTACCTGCCACATGAGATCATTAAATACTACTTTCTCCGCCTTAACATTTACGGACACATTCCACCCCCCTGCAAACAGGTCTACAAAGGTATTTACCTGTTTTGGAAATAACTCTAAAAGCTGTGGGAGGAGTTTGTATTTTCCACCTGTATAGTTAAGTGGGCTCTTTACATACTCCATCAAATAAACCTCCTTTATGTTTTGATCGATCCTAATCACATAAAGGAGATTTCCTTAGATACTAATTTTATGAATTTTTCAAACCTGCTACCAGAGTATATACCTGCTCTGCCTCCTCATAAGAGAGTTTTGTATAATCAAACTCCTTAAGCCAGCCTACCATACACTTTCTCTTATTTTCCTGTATAACCTGCTTACCTCTTTCCTCAGTATAAGGCTCTAAATAAAGTGAGGTTCTACCGTATCCAGAGGATCTATGATACTCATATCCGTTACTCTTAAATCTCTCTTTTTTACCATTCCCCCACTCTATATCTAAGAGCCCTGTAGGAGTTCTTTTTACCACAGTACCTACATAATAAGATTTACTGCTAAAGTAGCTCGCATACACTATTACCTTATCTCCAACCTGTAAATTTTCTCCGTTAAAATCAAACACTCTTTAATTCCTCCAGTACTCTAAAATGATGTACCTCTCTGGTATCTCCCTTTTTAACCTGCACTCTCCTTACAGATCCTACCTCTAAAGGAGTTACGCACTCCTCCAGAGTTCTCTCTTTCTTATCTTCCTCATCATATACTTTATATCTCACTGTTTACCTCCTACATCATACTTTTTAAGGCACTCATTACAGATAGTTTTCTTTACATATCTATCTAACCAGTTATGCCACACATCAGCCCTCCTATAAGGCTCCATCCAGATATACCTATGGCAATCGTGACACATCACAGGAAATACAGCAAAACGATTATATCTAATTTTCATCCTGTGCCTTAGCCTCCTGCTCCTGCCTCTTTTCGTGCATCTTCTTACGCTCCTCATACTCCTCTGGAGAGATCTCTATAAAGCTCTTTTCTCCCTCCTTAAAGTATCTGTTTACCTCTACCTTTTCTCCGTGAGATCTCTGGATATACAATACAGCTAAAGTATCAAAATCTCCGTTTTTACGATCTGTGAGGAGCTCATCACATACAATCACATCCGATTTATTAGAGGGCATATAAGGCATAGTAAGAGGGAACATCTCACTATAAATCTTACCAATAAACCCATTATGCCAGCACAGATTAGGATCATCCCATTTAATACAATAATATCTATCGTTATCGTGATATTTTACTGTACCATCTGGGTATACATCCTTAAACAGGCTACTCATACGCTTACACTGGTATGTAGCTACTCCACCATTTTCTCCTCTGCTACATACATTCCATACATCCTCTGTATCCTCAATCGGAGTAAGAGGCTTTCCCTCTATCAATCTATTAAGGATCCCCTTTGTAATGCCAATACTAAAACCGCTGTGACCATCTCCACAAAGGCTCTCAAACGCCTTAAGAGCACTATCATAGCAAGCACAGCCATAATCCCACTCACTCTCTGGCTTATCTCCTCTTTCTCTCTTAGATGCTATCTCTACCTCTCTTTTAGCCCATTCCATCATGCTCATATTAGTTATCCTCCTGTTTTAATCCCATTACATAATCCATTGATAATCCTAAAAGGCTACAGATCTTAGCAAGCCTCATACTGCTAAGATCTGTACCGTTATACAAAAAGGCGTATATTGTGGATCTGCTTATCCCTGTTTTATCGGAGATAGTCTGGAGAGGTATATCCAGCTCCCAGATCCTCTCCATTACTCTCTCTCCAGCACTCATTATAGAGTAGGTTTTTCTCTGTGTCTTTTCGTGCTCTACTCTGATATGAGAGGGCTTTGTTAAGCCCTCATAATCTCTTACACCTCTGCTATATCTATGCTGTACGGTATCCAGCCTTATACCGCTCTCCTTAGCTATCTGATTTAGAGTTTTACCATCTACAAAGATCCTGTTAGGTTTACCCTTTAGCTCTGGTAAAGGAAAATATCCCATAGGCTTACTCCTCCTCTAAATAATCATCCGCTAAGTTTTCTCCGTACCAATAATCATTTACCTCAGCATCTACGCTCATAGGGAGATCTATTAGGCTGTGTCCTACTCTTTTCATAGTATTTACTAAGAGATCTGCTCCCTCCTTAATATGATCCTCTGGTACCTCCATGATTAACTCATCGTGTACGGTTATTACCATGTGGCAATCCAGAGCCTTGTACTGTGGATCATTGTAAATAGCGATCATAGCTAATTTCATAATATCAGCACTAGAGCCCTGTATTACAGCGTTAAGGCTCTGCCTGTGAGCCTCTTGATAGCGGTAATCATCGTGATCTGGTAACTGCATCTCTGGTAATCTTCTCTTTCTGCCCTGTATGGTAGTTACATATCCGTACTCCTCCGCCATCTTCTCTACCTTAAGGCGGAGCTGTTGGATCTTAGGGAAACTCTTGTAAAAATCATCAATAAGTTTCTGAGCCCACTCAGCACTCTTATCAAACTGCTCTCCGATGGCTTTAGCTCCACGCTCGTACATAATACCCAGCAACACACTTTTCATAGTGGTTCTTCTATGTTTACCCTCAGCGTTTACAGTTCCATCTGGATAAAACTCTCTACAATCCTCATAAGGCACTCCATACACCTTAGATCCCATAATCGCATATAGATCCTTACCCTCTCTGTATGCCTCCTGCATAGCCTCATCTCCAGATACATAAGAGAGTACTCGTGGCTCAATCTGGCTAAAATCTCCGCCTACAAACTTATAACCATCTCTGGCTCTAAAGATCTTACGGATGCTTTTCTCGTGGCTAGGAATGTTTTGGAGGTTGATCTTAGTAACTGTATCACTACTTGAAAATCTACCTGTTTTAGCTCCATACTGGTTATATGTGGTATGTACTGCATTAGTCTTAGCACACTTAACCTCTGGGATCTTATCTATGTAAGTTCCTAAGAGCTTTCCGCACTCCTTGTATCTCTGGTAATTATCTAAAAACTGGATAAACTCCTCTCCCTTTTTAGTACCTGCCTTTTTAGCCTTGTTTCTATGCTGTTGTACAATCTTATCTCCTGTACCTCTTGGCTCTTTTCTGGATACGCTTTTCAGTTTGAAAATATCATAGAATAAACAAGCCACCTGCTGAGGGCTGTTATAGTTGATCTTCTTTGTACCCTTAGTTAATCTCATAAGAGTAGGATTTTCCTCTATAAACTTATCAAACTTAGCTACATACTCATCACAGAGCTTTTCTTTCTCCGCCATCTCTGCATTAAATTTTACAGAGAGCTCCTTAGCATAGTCCTCACGGATCTCTACACCTCTGAGCTCCATATCCATACAAACATCAATAAGAGGCATCTCAATATCTCTAAATACATGGTAGAGCTTTCTGTAATCTGCTCTCGGATGATCCTCTCTAAGATATTTTTTCTGGAATTGATACAGAGCCCATGTTTTGAAACCATCGTTAGCTCCGTATATTGCAAAAATATCAATAGGGATATAGTTACATGGGATACCCTCAAAGAGATCTCCAAAATCCTCATCTGATCCCTCCCCATTGAGGATATACTTGTTATACATCGGTTTTAATCCGTGTTTCTCATTCTCATTAAGTACCCATCCAGCTATATTAGTATCCCACCATACATTAGCGATCCTCTGCCCCCACTGGAAAGTAACTACTTTATCATCAAACTTAATATTATGATTGATGCACTTAAGGGATCCGTTAGCCAGATAAGGGAGCATAACCGCCTTACACTCCTCCTCTGTCATTTGCCCCTCAACTCTTTTATTCTGGAGATCCGTATGATTAAACGGTACATAGAAACTAGGGAGATCTGGATTATATAAACAGATACCTACTAAAATATCGTTATACACATCCAGCCCTGTAGTTTCCACATCCAGTACATACTCACTTACTCCAGTTAAGTAGGTTTCCATTACTTCCTTAAGCCTCTCTGGAGTACGGATAATTTCATACTCTCCCTCAGCATGGAGCCTACCGCTCTTTACCAGCTCATTTATTACCTCCAGCCCTTTAAGTAGGGTATTCTGGTTTCTTTTCAAATTTATATTACATACCTTTTTATGAGCTAATCGGCTACTAAGATCCTCCAGATCCACGCTCTCTCTACTCATATCTACCTGTATCTCTCTTGCCATCCTGTATCCTCCTGTTTAATAAAAGAGGGAGGTTTTTAGCCTCCCTCCCTGCCTTAAAATACTCTGGTAGCTCCTGCTCCGCTGTCATTGTTACTATCGTTATTGTTACCCTTGTTAAGCTGTAATCTACCCTCGATAGCCTTAATCTGATCCTCACGATCCAGATCTAAGATAAGTGAGCCTACTAAGTTCTGAGGCTCTGGGATCTCCATCTCACTAGGATCCTTAGGGAAATACTGGTATGTAGTCTTAAGGCTACCCTTTGCTCCAGATCTCTTAATCTTAATATCTCTCTTAGTGAGATCTCCGTACTCCCCAGCTAAGCCGATAAGGTTCTTAATATCTGTTAAGCCTCTCTCCCAGAGCTGTACCTGCTTATCCTTATCTTTCTCATCCTTGTTAACCATCTGTAAGAACATTCTAAGCTGAGGCTTATTACCGCTCTTGCAAAACTCACAGCCCTCTCCCTTACAGAGGCAAGTACGATCTCTACCGCTACCGTCTACATCTAATTTGTGTACCTCGTAGATGGGAAAATCATAATCTGTTTCTCCATCCTTTACTCCTACCTCTCCCTTATGGAGGAGGCGTACTGTAGCTGTATCTCCATCATCCTTTAACTGAAACCAGCCTGTTTTAGAAAATCCTCCATTGTCATACTTGTTAATAAGATCCTGTAATCCCATTTCTGTATCCTCCTGTTTTTCCTTGATTTTTTTATTTCTACAGCATCAAAGCCTTTACAGCTCCTACCATGCTGTTGATAGCAAAACGCTTATCCACATTCTTTCCTACCAGCACATCCGCCTTATGCTCACTCTTTTTAGTAAGCACTACAGCCTCTCCTTTTAAGATGGCTAACAGGGTTCTTAAACTACTCATACCGCTTACCTCCTTGCTTTTCGTGATAAATAACTTAATCACATCCACCAAAATTATTTAGACAGCATATTGATAACCAGCTAAAATAAATTTCTTTTTGAGGTTTTTGATGTGCCAGCTTACGGTAGCATTAGTAATATTAAGAGCCTTAGCGATCTCTCCCTTAGCTCCTCCAGCCATGAGGATATTTACCGCTACCTGCTCCTTATCATTGAGCTGTAAACTGTCTAAGAGATCCATAAACTCTACAGAGCTAAAATCCTTACACTCCACCTCAAAGGTGCTATCTGTTTCTGTACCGCCCTCTTTATTGATCTCAGATAACCGATCTAAGCTATCTGGAGTGGTACCTGTAAATCTTTTCTGGCGTGTAGCCTCGTTGTATAAACGGTTAAGGTGCTGGCGTACATAAACCTTAAGTAGAGTAGAAAAAGCTACTCCCTGCTCTGGATCGTAATCCTCTATAGCTCTAAGCATCGGTATGTAACTCTCACTTGTAAGATCCTCTAACTCAGAATTAGGGATAGAGGTTAAATAAGGGGATACCAAAAGGTTAATAAGCCCCTTGTTAGCCTCTATGAGATCTTTAAGATAGCTCTCATCTCTACTCTCTTTGTACGCTTTAATAAGTTCCTCATTTGTTCCTGTAATAAATCCTTTACTCATCCTGTTTTCCTCCTTTAATATCCTGTGAGATGGTCTTTCCAGCCATCTCCGTACTCTTTTACAAGATCGTTAATATCCTTTAGGCTCGTATGCCATTTGAGGTTGATAAACCGAAAACCTTTAGGTATCAGTAACCTCTTGATCTGGGAGGCTCCTTTTCTCCCTGCATCATCGTTATCTGTGGCAAGTACGAACCGCCTAAAAGGTGTACGCTCCAGCTCTTTACACTGCTCCTCTGAGATATGTGATCCCATGATGGCTACCGCTGGTACTCCGTAAGAGATAAGGCTGAGAGCATCTATCTCACTCTCTGTAATCCAAACCTCCTCTATCTGATCCGATGTACCCCAGCTAAAAGATCCGTTAAGGATCTCCCAGAGCCCAAACACTACGGAGGTTTTATCTACCTCTTTGGCGTTATAAAAATGCTTTCCAGCTATGCTCCTGCCTTTGTAAAAAATCACTTTCCCATCCATGCCCCTTACAGGTAAAAGTACTGTTTTATCCTCTGGATCAAACCCCAGCTCATAAGCCTCTAGCACCCAGTTAGCTATCCGCCTTTTATGTAGGTACCTACACGCCTCCTCACTCTGTAGGAGGTTCTGTGTGTACTGCTTAACTAAGCTCTCCTCCAGTACTGAGGATTTAGCTGTGGATCCTCTGTACATATCCAGATCTGGGAGATCTCTCTCCTCAGTCTGGTAGTTGTACTGATTTACCAACCACTTAAAGCCCTCTACTGGGCTACTTAGCCCTAACAGATCCGCTACAAACTGAGGTAAATCCGCTGTGTATCCACAGGTGTAGCAATGCACCGTACCAGCCTCATAGGTCTTATCCTTTGTTACCTTTTGCTGTAGGAGCACTCCGCAAGATGGGTTATGCTCCTTACCGTTTGCGTGAAAAGGGCAAGTACACATAAGATCCGATCCTGTGTTTTTAATCTCCTTAAGTAGCCCTGCTCCGTAGAGCTGGAGCTTAAGATCCTTAAGTACCTGCTCTACTGTGGCTACTATTGGAGTTTTCCAGATCGTTATCACTTTTTAGCCTTTTTCTTTTTAGGAGCTGTGAGCTTAAGCATTACTACCTCTGTTACTGTTAAGGCATCTGCTAATACTTCCTGTGGCAACTCTCCAGCCTCTACCGCCTTAAGAGTTGCATCCTCATCTACAACCTCCTTAGTTGTGATACAGCTAGTAAGGTTTCTCTCATGGAGTTCTGCTAAGAGCTTTTCCTCATCCATGCTCTTACGCTCCTGCACAATTCGCTCAAAGCGGTATCCAGCCTCATCCGTGTAATCACTTTCTCCAGCCTCTAACATCGCATCCTTAAGGAGTGCCTTGTATTTCTCCTCCTCTTTCTTTGCACTGTCTAAGGCTAACTTTCTGGCTTTATAAGCCTCCTTTAACTCCGCTAAATTCATTAGCTTGTACCTCCTTTATCTCTGTTTTATTGTATATCATTCTCTGTTTAATAGAGATTGATAGCAAAAATATATGAGGGGAGTACCCCCTCTGTGTTCTCTCTGTTTCCCAGAGAACAATTATAATATAATCCTGTTTTACAGAGATGTCAATACCTAATTTTCTGTTTTACAGAGTTTTATCTCTGTTTTACTTTACTTTTTCTCTGTAATACTGTATAATTAACTTATCCCTCAAAGGAGAGGAGGTGTAAAAACAATGAGTACATTTGCTAAAGCACTTACCTACTACCTAGCGGTAAAAGGTAAAACTCAGCAAGATCTAATCAACGATCTCCACTACAGCTCCTCTACAGTTTCTCAATGGTGTACTGGAAAGAACACTCCTAGAATGGATAGGATTGAGGCTGTAGCAACTTATCTAGGGATAGATGCTACGGATCTCCTAAGAGATCCAGAGATTTTCTCACAGGAAAAGTTTTCTACTGATCCTGCTTTAATCTCAAAGATCTTAGAGAGTAAGCCCTCTCTATACGATTTATTTAAGCTATCTATCTCACTATCAGATAAGGATCTGGAGCTACTTAAGGGATTAGCTCAACGCATCAATGAGCTACAAAATCTTAAAGAGGAGTAATCCTCTGGATGGAGCCAGCCTGCAAAAGCTGGCTCTTTTTCTTTATCAAAACTCAACCGTAATCTTCTTTACGCCAGCGTCTTTTACAGCCTTTATGGTATCTGCAATAAACTCATTCACACAAATTTCTGCAAGCCCCTCATCTGCATCCAGATCGCTCATAAGCTGATTATTTAACATTTTACACTCATTAAGCTCCGCCTCTAAATTTTCAATATAGGCTTTCTGTTTAAGCGATACATCCATAAGATGCTTAACCTCGTCTAAATCGTTAATATGTCTATGATCTCCTAACATCTCTCCTACAGGCATTTCCAAATAATCACAAATTTCCATTAACTTCTCAATGTCTGGTAAATGGGCTCCTCTCATCCACCCATTTACTGTAGTAGGCGGTACCTCCAGCACCTTAGCAAGCTCTACCTGCTTAATCCCTCTCTCTGAAACTGCTTTGTGTAAATTTTTTGCAAACTGTCCTTTAATCATCTTTTTTTCCTCCTATAAATTAAAAAGCTGGGATCTGTGGCTCACTCTCACGCTCTCTAAGAGGTGTGGAGTTTCCAACCTTTGAAAAATCCATATAAGCCAGAGGGATACCGTACAGATCACTAAGCTCCTGTGCTTTCTCCATCTTAGGAGCTGTCTTACCTGTTTCCCAACTAACAATAGTCTTGTCACTACAGCCTAATTTCTCTGCTACCTCTGCCTGTGAGTATCCTGCCTGTATTCTGCAAGCGGAGAGCCTCCATTTCATTTCAAAGTAATTCATTAACTAGCCCTCCCTGCTTTATATTTTTCCAGAGCCTCCTCTGTTACAAACTTCTTAAGAGTAGGGATCATTACCTCACGCTCTACAGCCTCCAGCTTTCCGCTCTGGATGTTTCTGTAAACATTTCTCTCACTACAGCCTAAAATCTGGGCTACCTCCTCTACCGTGTAGGCTTTCTCCTGTGGATCCTCCTGCTTTTCCTCTACCGCCTCTACAGGAGCCTCCTCTCCAAACACTGGAGCATACTTAGCTTTGAAAACCTCACTCTGAGCTCCGATAATACGCCCTGCCATAAGATCACAGCCAGCCTTAGTAATGTGGTATAATCTACCGCCCTTATCTGGATCCTCTGAGAAATACTTAGGAGCCTCATCTCCTAACTGTGTAATATATTTGCGGATCGCTCTTAAAAGGTTATCGTGCCTCTTTCCCAGCATCTCCGCTACTTCCTTACTTGTAATCGTCATATAAAAAAGTACCTCCTTTTCCGATTTACTTAACCTAATCAGAAAAAGAGGTAACATTTAGAGAGATTTTTATTATTTTTTCTTACTTAAATCAAAAATAGAGATTTTATCATTCTCTGAGTTAATTCTGGTATTAGTATCTACCACAATCTTATTATCTAAGATACCTGCTACAAGCCTCTGGATAAGCTCTAGCTCTCCCATCTCATGTAAATAAATAGGGTACACATCTCCCTCATCTGTAAGATATACAGGGATGATCCTCCCCTTAGGTACTCCGCCTTTAGAAACCATAATCTTTCTCTCCTCCTTTATCCTTTTCTCCATCTGGTTTATCCTTTTTATCCTCTGTGCTCTCCTCTGGATTTTCACTAAGGAGAGGCTTAAGGTATCCTGTGTTTACTTCCCAGATCATAAGTACCTCTTTGTTATTGATACCATATCTGTTTTTCTTAATGCTGATCTTAAGAGTGCCATCTATCACGGATAGAGATAATACTCTTGTGGCGTTCTGCCCTACGCCGTCACTCTCTGCCAGATCGTGGAGCTCTGGGCTCTCTCCTTTTTTACGGTTCTTTACCGCCTCACGGTTAGCCTGTGCCATAAGGAGTACAGGCTTTTTAAGCTCCTTACTCATCAAAAAGAGATCCTCTGAAATATTGTTATAAGCTATTCTAGGTATATCCGCCCTACGCTTATCACTCATAAGAGAGAGCTGATCTATTACAATCATATCCGCCCCATGCTTAATAGCTAAGCTCTTAATCTCATCCACATTAGGCTTACGCCCCTCAAAATCATCTGGAGTAACTACGATAAATCCGCTCTTTTGCTGGAGCTGTGTTATGTACTTCTCATAGTCCTCCTGTAAGTACTTTGCTCCGTCTGTATCTGGTTTCTTTCCCAGAGTGCCAGATCCGTTAAGGAGCCCCATGTTACTAAAATGCTTATTTAGAGTATCGAAACGAAAACCAACCATAGCGGTACTCATCTCTCCAGAGTACATAAGGATTTTATAACCCATATTCCACGCCATAGTAGCAAAGTACTCTCCGATCCATGTTTTACCCACATTAGTACGCCCTGTGAGTACTACCAGATCCTCTCCCCAGAGCCAGCCATTAGTGATCTCATCCAGCTTAGGGATACCTGTAGGAATACCTATAAGCCCCTTTACCTCACAACGCTTTTTATACTCTGTAAGACGATCTCCAGCGTTAGAGATAATATCATAGCCATCTTTATTCCTGCTCACTGGTACGGATTTCTCCAGCTTTTCTATCTCATCTTTGAGGTACTGAATAGCCTTAATACTATCCTCTTTTACTACCTTTGCTGTATCCTCAATCAGAGGCACCAGCTTAGTATATGTATAAGCCTCTTTGAGCTTATATACTAAGTAATCTGTACTCTCTGTAACCTCCAGCATTTGAAAATCTTTGAACCTGCCTAAAAAGGTTAATTTATCTGGCATCTGCTTATAGCTGTTGTAATGCTCTATGATAAAATGGATCTCATCCTTACAGGTAAGAAACATCTCCTCTATTACTCCGTTAGAGTGGAGGATCTCCAGATCTGGAGCATCTAATACTTTACAGAGTAAGCTCTGCTCAATCATATTAGCCATTTATAATCCCCTCCTATCTCCGCTTGTAATTTCTACTACCTGTGAGGATCCCAATACTCTACTGGCTATCCGATCCCCTAACTCGCCCCTAAGCTCCTCTGGAGAGAGATTACTGGTATAAATCGTAGTGAGGTTATTAGATACTCTGGTATTTATAATACTTACCATCCTCTCCCTTACCCAATCTGTTACCCTCTCTGCTCCTATATCGTCTATGATGAGGAGCCTACAGGTTTTTATCATTCTTAAGATCTCATCAAACTCTGGATCTTTGTTATCATAGTTATCTCTGAGATCTTCTAAGAAAGTGGGGAGAAAAATATATAGCCCCTCATTTTCCAGCCCTGTATTAAACGCTATTTTTCTGAAAAAGTAACTCATAATCTTACAAGCCCATGAGGTTTTACCATTCCCTGTACTCTTTCCCCAGATATATAAGCCTCTGCCCTCATCTACCATATTGAGCACATCATTTTTATAGTTATCCAGCACTGTAAACGCCTCCAGATCCTCTCCATTCTCTGGCTTAAGAGCGATAGTGTAACGGTATCTCTCTGGGATCCTGCTTAAATTATATAAAGCTCTAAGTACTCTGTAGCCTCCGCATACATCACTACAGGAGCTTTTATCTTTCTGGCAATAATCACTTGCATAACATTTCATTTTGCCTATTACCTCCTTTTGTTAGATCTAAGTGCCCTTATATCTATGATTAACCTAATCACGGAGGAGAAAATTTTTTAGACAAAAAAAAAGGAGAGCTGTTACACTCTCCTCCAGACTGCTAAAATACAATATCCTTACCCTCAGCATCTTTAAGGGTATTACCGCTAAACTTTTTACTAACCGCTGTAGGCTTTCCCTGTCTACCATAGTTCTTAAGTGGATAGAGATCTTTCCATCCCTTATCTATACTCTGATCCACAATAGCCAGAGCTACTACAGGATCCTCTCCAGCATTATCTCTAAGGGTACTAGCAAACTTTTCTACCGTAGTTACTTTAGGAGTATAGTTTTTACCCCTGCAATACTGGATAAATTTACTAAGAGCCTCTTTCACAAACTTATTAACAGGATCCTCTAAGATAGTACTGTAAGATTTCTTTTTAGGGGCTTTGCCCTCCATCTCTTTAGAGATGGATTTTTCTATATTATCTTTACTATCTTTATTGAGTAAAAAATTTTTACTCGTATCGAGTAAAGTTTTTTTACTCGTTGGATCTTCATCGGATAAAATTTTTTTACTCGGTCTTAAAGCTGTATAGCTGTTGTAAATGAGAGCCCCTTTAGTGGTACTACTCTTAGTGAGGAGCCCCTGCTTAACTAGGTTATCTAAAGTGTTAATTACTGTAGGTCTTGATACACCACCCAGCCACTCACAGAGGTAGTCTACACTCCCTGTAAAAGCTGTGTTAGTAGTCTGAGAAAATCCGTAGATGATCGCATAGAGCATAAGAGCATTGCCCTTTAGTTTTAGTTCTGTTACCATCCAGCCCTGTACAGCAAAGTAATTATCCTCTCTTACTTTTATCTGTTTTGCCATAATTACCTCCAGTTAAGGAGAGAGGAGAGATACTCTCCCCCCCCCCTGTAAGTATTACTCCATCTCTGAGATGGTTTTCTCAATGTTATCACAAACCTCATCAAAAGCCTGTTTAATAATAGCCTCTCTCTGCTGAGGGTTCGTACCTCCATCAATCATAAGCTCCATTCTAACTGTAGGCTTACACCAGATACCACTCTTATTCTGTACACTCATACCCAGCTCTACGCTGATACCTGCTACCCTTGCTGTAAACTCATTTGCCATCTTTGTTATCCTCCATCTCTTTTAAATTTTTTTCTCTGCGTGCCATTCTACGGTTATACTCCTCCACGGATTTACAGCCCATCTTTCTAGCTACTACCTTTTTGTGGAGGAGGGTACCGTTATTCTTCTGGATCTGCCTCTGCATTTTCCGCTTGAAACTGCTCACTCTTTTCTGCCCCCATTTCCTCTACGCTGTGCCACACGTTATCCTCTGTTTCAATCTCACACTTTTTATCGTGTGGATTGATAGTAACCGTAACATCACAGCTATTAGAAGTAAAGCTAGGTAATCCAGATCCATAACCGCCATTACCTTTTACCTTAGTTCCTAAGGCAGTAGAGATAATATCCTCTAAGGATTTACCATTTACCTCTAAACCGTATCCGTGATCTGATACCTCAGCATTTGTAAAACTGATTTTAAGCATCCTGCTTACCTCCTTTTCTTTTGATACTTAACCTAATCACACAAACGGTAATTTTTTAGATAGCCCTCAAAATTAAGGACAAAAAAAAAGAGGAGAGCTGTTACACTCTCCTCACACTTAGGGCTACTTTTTAAGTTTTGCTTTTCTTGGTAATGAGGCATAAGCCTTTATAGCCTCCAGATCCTCCTCATACCAGTATCTATAGCCTCCCTCATCTCTTACACTTGCTGGAATAGCTCCAGCATCTTCCCAGAGGCGGATAGATTGAGTAGAGGCTCCTACCAGATCCGCTACCTCTTTCCTTGTATATACTCTTTTTCCTGTATCTGCATCTATTGTTATCGTTCTCATTATGTACCTCCGTTTTGAGTTATTATACCACACCTGTATATTAAATGCTAAGTAATTTGTTAAGGATGGTTTTAATATCCTGCTTAGATCCCTTACCGTCTACTACTCGATCAATGAGATCTTTATTTTCTAACAGGTAATCCTCTACCGCCTCATCTATGGTACCCTTAGCCACCATAGAGATTACATTTACAGCCCCTACGGTACCTATTCTGTGGGCTCTATCCTCAGCCTGTGCATTATCTCCGCTATTCCATGCTTTATCCATAAAGAATACATAAGAGGCTTTATTTAGAGTTAATCCAGTACCCATAGCTCCGATAGTTCCTATAGCTACTTTACAGTGTGGGTTAGTCTGGAAATTGTCTACTAATCTCTGCCTCTGCTCTGGAGGTACCTCTCCTGTAATTACAATCGGATCATATTCACTAAGCTCTATCCCCAGATCTTTAGCTATCGTGCTCCACTGAGAAAATATAATAGCTTTGTGACCGTTAGGGATAATCTCCTCCTCCAGCATCTCCTTAATACGATCCAGCTTAGGGCTATCATCTGTTAAGTTAGGATTACCACTGGTAAGCTGTCTGAGGCGGAGAGTACAGTTAAGCGGATTAACAGAGGCTAAGATATTCTCCATATCAGCTACAATGCCATTTTTAATATCCCTGTACTGTTTTTTCTGGGCTGTGGTAAGTTCTACATACTCAGTACTGTACAGCTTAGGAGGGAGATCTAGTACCTCCTCTTTCTTTCTTCTAAGCATTACAGTATTTAACTCAGCATTGAGGTCATTTAAGTTTTTATATCCGATTACTTTATAGCCTCCGAAACCTCCCATAGTACAATAGGCATTTTTAAAACTATAAAAGGATCTCCTCTCTACTCCCAGCCATGTAAGGATATTCCACAGATCCTCCGCTTTATTCATCGGAGTACCAGATAATCCTATTTTAACTGGAGCTTTCAAAAATCTAAGAGCTTTTCCCTGTTGAGAGCCTCCGTTTTTAGCCTTATGGATCTCATCTACAATGATAGCCCCTATATAGCCATCCTTAATCCCCAGATAGAGAGCATCCTGTATTTTCTCATTTCTGAGGCTCTCAATGTTAATAACTCCAAAATAAGCGGAGCCTCTGTACCAGTCATTTAGCTGTTGTACTCTAACATCCATTGTCTTACCGTCTACCATTACACAGCTCTCGTTAGAGTGGATCTGGATCTCTTTCTCCCAGTTATATTTTACAGAGTTTACTCCGCATACAATAAGGGTTTTAATGAGCTCTTTCTTTCTGGCTACACAAATATCAATACTCTCCTTTGTCTTGCCTAAGCCCTGCTCATCTCCGATAAGTAAAGAGTTTTTCTCCATTCCATAATTAAAAGCCTCGATCTGATGAGGGAGGGGAGCTGTCTTAAAATCAAAATCTCTTACAGGCTTAATACCCTTTAGCCTCTCCTGTGTAGCCTCCCTTTTATCCTCGATCTCCTTAGTATTGAGAGCTTGTACTACAGTTTCCTCACTTTTGATATTGCTAAGTCCTACTTTCTCTATGAGAGCTGGTAGCTCATGTGCTGGGATCTCCCACGCTCTATCCTCTGGTAAGTATCTCCGCTCTGCCAGCTCTTTTACCTTAGCTACAGTAGTGGGATCGTATCTAAATGAGATTTTAAAAGCATCATCAAAATAAGTACCCTTTTCCAGTTTTTCTACTATTATCATAAAAATAAACCTCCTGTGATTTAGTCTTTATATAACCTAATCACAGGAGGTAAATATATTTAGATAACCCCTATATAATTTATGCTACTAACTGCACATAAAGCCCCAGCTTTCTAGTACAGTACATATAATCCTCTAAGTAGTGGATCATACTTTCAGTATGTATCTTGGAACATTTCTCCCTAGATACATACTGAGTTTTCTCTACTACTATCCCCTCGCTCAATATCGGCACTATAACTATAACCTTATCTGGGAATATCTGCACCTGCTCTAAGTGCTCTAAGAGGTATTCTACTTTTAATTTCTCATTACCATCTACATATCTGGCTACCTCCTCATCTATGTTAGCCAGTACCTTATCTATCTCTGCAATATCTCCAGAGTTAGCCTTATTCTTTTCTGTTTCTGTCTTAAGCTGGATGATCCTCTCATCTAACTCCTCTGCTTTTTTCTGGTATTCCTGTTTATTTAGGATCCCATCTAAATAGGCATCCAGTAGCTTACTTTTTCTGGAGAGCTCACGCTGTAGATCTGCTTCTGTATGCCCTCCATTTGCCTCTAGGAGCTGTTTTCTGAGCTTAGTAAGCCAATTTATCATATCCTGCTTTATTGTATCTGTATTCGCCTGTAATCGCTCTGATACCACCCCCATTATTTCCATGAGAGAATTATAAGAGATATTTTCATTATCACAGCCTAAAGGGTTTATCTCTCCAGCTTTCCCCATTGTGCTATCTCTTTTTCTGGTTTTCCTGCCTTTAGTCTGCTTTGTACTGCATACCCAGTACTCATCCTTAGATACTCTCTGTTTCCTCCAATAAGGAGCCCCACAGATACCACATACCAGCTTACCACTAAAAGAGTATCCGCTGGTTTTCTTGCCTCTCCTGTCGGATCCTGTGGCTATTACTCTCTCCTCATGGATCTTACAGATTAGATCCCACTCCTCTTGTGTGACTATCGGAGGGAGAGCGTTTTCTACATATACCCACTCCTCCTTAGGGAGTTTTATAGTTTGCTTACTCTCAAAATCGTGTCTTTCTTTGTTTATAATCATGGTACCTACATTTTTACAATCATATACAAATTTAGGTATATCCATAGGTTTCCACGGTTTCCCTACCGTGTTACGGTATCCAGCATCATTAAGCTCCTTAGCTATGAGGGTAGAGCCTTTTCTTGCCATAATTCCCTCACACATGAGCCTCCTTACCTTAGCCTGTTCTGGATTGATATAATATTTACCATCTTTTTTATCCCATCCATACACGTTACCGCTACCCTGTAAGGCTATCTCCTGCCCCTGTCTGGCTTTCTCTATTCTGTGATCGTGGTAGTTATGGAGTTTCTTACTAAGATTTCTACTAAACTCCTCCGCTATGATCGCTCGTACACCTGTGATAAGAGCATCATCTGGGGAGTAAAATTTCCCATCCATGTACATAAACAGGAGCTTTCCTGTCTGTACTACCCTGTTAATAAAGAGGTACCAATCCAGAGTATTTCTCTGGAGCCTCTCCTGATCCTTGATTACTACAATATCAAATAGATCTTCATACAGATCCTCATAGAGCCTCTGGTAATCATCTCTGCCCTTTACCATCGTACCACTCTTACTGCGATCAATATACTCTCCTACCAGTTTCCAGCCATGATCCTTAATACATCCTCTATTCTCCTCAATCTGGAGTTCTATAGCGTTTAGCTGTTCCTCCTCCGCTGTAGATACTCTGGCATAAAATACCGCTCTCATACCAATAGTATCTCTTATATCCGTTATTTTCCTGTATGCCATCCTGTTTACCCTCCTGTAATAGTCCTGTGAGCTCCTGTGTGCCTCATACAGCCACTTTTATATATTAGGTGTAGACTTCTTTATCCTCGATAAAATAGAGGGCTTTATGAGGCTGTTTTCAGTTCCTATCTATTATACACCCCTTATATACTAGATACAACTAAAAAATGAGGGCTACCAGCATTTTACAGCCAGTAGCCCTCTATATGAAAAAATTAAGGAGTGCCTAAAGGATTAAGGTAACTTGATTACCTGTCCGATGTTAATAAGGTTTTTATTTTTGATACCATTAAGCTTAACCAGAGTATCTACAGTAGTTCCATACTTTTTAGCGATCTTGCTAAGAGTATCTCCCTTAACTACTGTGTAGGTCTTAGCGGATCCTCCGCCTGTCTTACCAGAAATATCTCCAGCATTTACCCAGCCATATACAGTAGAGCCCTTACCAGAGATAGCCTGTAAGTGATACGGATGTATCGCACCCTCAGCCTTGTTAGTTACCTTAGCCTGTCCTGCTTTACAACCGTATGCAACGCCACTAGCTGTAGAGCTGGTATAGTGGAGGCATCCTGTAAAGTTTACAATATCTCCAATATTGTAAGAGCCTCCTCCGTTACCAGATGGCTTAGGAGCCTCCTCCTTAGTAGCCTTAGAGCTGTACTTAGGAGTAACAAAGCCTCTGATATACTTACCGTTTACTGCAAGCTCTCTATAGCCTACAGCGTTACTCTTGTTACCCTCGATAACCTTAATAACGCCTCCAGATACAGATACTACAATACCGATATGATCCGCACTACCTGTATTATCTCCTACTCCGTTATCATCCCAATCATAGAGGATCATATCCCCAGCGGATGGAGTGTAAGCATCATTCTCTACCCAGATACCCATATTCTTAGCAAGCTGGATAAACTGATTACAGCTACACTCTCTAGGGATAATATCTGTAAGCCCTGCCTTGATACCTACAGCGGATGCAAAAGTAGCACACCACGCATCTGTATACTTCACAGCATAACTTCTAGGGAGTGGCTTACAAGCGTTATAAGTATCAATAATCTTTTTATGGGATCCGTCACTCTCTTTACAGCCTAACCAACCCTTAGCGATCTCAACAACCTTTGATCTGATTTCTTTCTCTGTCATAATAATACCTCCGATCTAAACACTTAAAAAGGAGAGCCCTGTAAAGGCTCTCCCTGTCTGTCTGATAAATATATTTACTGTGGAGCTGTATAGCTCTTTGCTCTGGCACTATCGCCTAATCCCTTTGTAGTCGGATCGTTCAGAGTGTTCCAAACCGATACCGCCACTAAAGAGAGTACATAAGGATTAGAGACAGCTCCTACAATGAGCTCCCCTACCTTACTCCATGTGGTAAGATCCTGTGCTGTAAGTCCTGCATACGCAAGCACAGGAGTTAAAATACTAAGTACAATCTGTACCCAGAATACAGGATTTTTTACTCTAACTTTTAAATTCATACTGTACCTCCTTGTGAGTTTGTTAATAGTTGCTACGATACCTCAAAATGAGGTAAAGAGATAAACTGGATCCCCTCCTTACTTTAATCCTACAGAAACCGCTAAGTATCCTAAGATAAGTGTTACAAGCCCTGTTACAATAAGCCACTTGAATTTATCCCACTTATCCCCATCCTTACCCTCCAGCTTGTTAAGCCTCTCAACGGTTTCATTCAGATCCCCACGCATATACTTAACCTCAGTAGCCAGCTCCTTTATAGCTCCAATCATCTCACTATTGCTTTTGAGTATCTCATCATGCTCATTAAGTCGATTAGTGTTACTCTTTGCTCGCTGTTCTACCTCAGTAAGTCTATGCTCGATGTTAATATCTGCATCTGTAGCCATATCCATAAGATCCTCCTTTCCGCCATAATAAAAGGGAGAGCATTTAGCTCTCCCTCTGTGGCTTATTCTGCCAGCTCTGGTAAATCAAGATCAATGAGGATCTGCTTAACCTGCTCTCTGATTACTGGCGGTACATCATTGATCGTCTTTTTGCCCTTTACAATAAGGGTAGCGTAAATTACTGCCATAGCTTTTACCTCCTTTCTGAGTATTGTTTTTAAGATAATATTGAGTAACATACTACTCATTATCTCCGTCTAAGATTTTTTGTACGGCTTTTCTGAGATCCTTTGGTATAGTATCAATAGTCCTTAACCCTTTGCGGATCAAAGTAGCGTAAACCTGTGCCATAATCTTTCTCCTCCCTCTTAGTTAGCTGATAACCCTAACATCTGCTCATACACATCTGCTAAGGCTAACTGTAAATCTGTAGCCTGCTCCTCTAAGGAGCTGTTTTTCTCTGCCATGAGCTGGATGTACTCATCTTTCTCATAGATCTCCTGTGTTTCAATTTCAAACCCATCAAACCCAGAGCTAAGATCTCCCTCCTTAGCCTCCTCATGGATCTCTTTGATACCTGTATTTACATATACATGGTAATCATCAATCTCAAGAGGCTTTACGCTCTCCGCTGTAGTTCTTACGTTTACAAATTTCTGCATTACCTTTTACCTCCTTTAAGTAATAATTGTGCATATATTCTACATTAGGCTCTACATATTTCTGGTATAGCCTAAAGCTATCACAATGCTGTAGCCAGCCCACATAGCTATTAAATGAGCACCACTCACTATAAGTAGGGCTCACATTGTTTTCTCTTTTACTGGAGATGCTAAGCATCCTACGCTTAAATGTCTTGCAAGTTGATTTTCTGAGTAAGGTATACTCTCCGAAAAATCTATAGCCTACAAAATCTACACCTCTTACCTTAGTAGGAAATACCTGCCAGTTATGCTTAAGCACCTGCTTAAGATTTACCGCCATAAACTCATCTAACTCTCTTTTGAGTTTGTGTAATTCCTCTTTACTGCTACCGAAAATAACCATATCATCCATGTATCTAAAGTAGTACTTAACGCCCTTAACCTCTTTGAGCCAGTGATCTACTACAGATAGATTAAAATTACCGTCATACTGGCTAACATAGTTTCCAATAGGAATACCTACGCCATCCACAAACTCTCTACCGTTATCGTCTATGATAATATTTACCGCCACACCTAGCCTCTGGAGGATCTCTATATTTTCCTCTGTGGCTGGACAAGTACTAATACTATCTATGATCTCATCCATTAACCAGATAAGCTCCTCATCCTTAAAGAGCTCTCTATACTTAGCCTTTAGTACATCGTGTACAATGCTGGGATAATACTTTCTTACATCCAGCTTTAAACAATACTTTGTAGCCTCTGGATCCGATACTAAAATACTGGGTATCCACTTCTCCGCCACTACTTTTCCATCTTTCTTAATCTTTTTCTTATACCCTCGTAATTGATTGATAATAGGCTGGATCCCTCTGTTAGGGATTGCACTATAGGTATCTTTTGTCATGGAATTAAGTAAGTAGGGCTCTATAACCTGTAAGATAGCCCATTGACATATACGGTCTGGATAGTACGGTAACTTATAAATCTCCCTCTCCTTACTTCCCTCTTTTCTTACAAAAGTTTCATAGTCGGAGGTATGATACCTGTGTTCTATTAGATTTTCCTGTAGCCTCCTTAGGTAATGATCCAGATCTTTCTCTATACGCTTTACCTCTGCATACCACCCTTTACCTCTCTTTGCGTTCTTGTGGGCTTTTCTAAGATTATCCATATCGCATATCTTAGAAAATAAATCTCCAGTATCTTTCATGTGTTTTGGCACCCACCTTATCATAATTTTGTATGTGCATAAGAGGGAGCTAACTACCTGTTGTAGTACCCCTGTGCTATCGTTCACATAACAATCAGTTCTTAGCTTGCTAGGCTAACATGGTTTACGGATCTCTCCGCACATAAGCACCCTCTTAGCTATTTTTTACCGCTCCTCATAGAGGAGTTTTATGTTCTGGCAAGAGCCACGGTAGCTGTTACTCACTTAATGTAAAATAAGTGTCACAGTGAACACATATTTCTCTGATTTTCTTTTATTTTTATATGCACATATAGTAAGTGACTGCTGATATTACGATTGCGATTACCAGAGGTATTATTACCATTCAGATTGAAACTGCAATTAGAGCCATTATTCCATTTACTGCCTAATTTAGTAATTAAGAAACCTTATCAGCTACCGACAAAAAGGGTAATAAAAAAGAGCTTTCCAGCCCCTCCTATTACCCTTTTTGATTTTATTTATTTTTCCTCAAAGATTTAAGCAACCTTTGTTTGAGGCACATACAGCAAGCGACCGCCGAGAGCACGATCGCGACCACCAGAGGTACTATCACCATCCAGACTGAAACCGCAACTAGAGCCAATATTCCATCCACCGCCCAATAGAGCAACTAAGAAACCGTTGTAGGTGTAATTCTGCCATACATAGTTACCTGTGAATACATCCGATCCACTAGCCTCTGTAGGGATAAGTAACTCTGGATGCTCTGGATCAATACCAAAGGCACTTTGATAACCGTTACTATGGCTCCAGTGATAGCCTAAGCTCTTGTATCCTGTGGTAGTATCATCTGCTACTGTAGCTCCGATCTCATGCACAAATACCTCATTCTGTCCTTTAGCTAAGATATTTACCTTATCCAGCCAAGTCCAGATATTGCCCCAGAGGTTTTCCTCTCCTCTGTAAGATACTGAGCACTTACCATCTACGCCACCGTTAGGATCAATACCAGATCCATTACCTAATCCAGAGGTAGCACCTGTTACTACAGCCATATTAGTTTTACCATCATCGGTAAAATCACAAACGCCTCTACCTACTTTACGCTGAGCATCTAAACTAGCATACTCAATCATAAGGAGCCACTCTGTAACCGCCATAGCAAAAATACTATGACTTTCCCAGCCTGCACCTCTGTTAGCACAGAGCTTTCTTACGTTTGCTCTAGTGAGGTTCTGTGTAAGTCCACTGGCTGGCTTAGCACCTGCGATAGATGAGAGCATATCTGTAGCAAAATCCGCTACCTGCTCATCCGCTGTAAGATACTTTTTAGCATCTGTATCATAAATACAGCCCTCAAACGCTGAGAGATAGATCTTATCCTGTACGATACCGTGATTATCGTAAAAGGCTCTAGGAGCTGTAAATCCTGCCTTAGGCGTAGGGCTGATATAAAATCTACCCTTAGTGTATTGCTTACCCTTACCGCTGGTAGCGTTCTTAGAGCTTACAGGTACAGCCTTAACATAAAATACAGGCTGTTCTACCATTACCTGTACTTTAGTACCACTAGCATAGGTTTTTTCCGCTCCGTCTACTGTCTTTTTAAGCTCTACAGTAGTAGCTCCTGCCTCTGTATATCCTGTTTCTCCTCTGTATGCAAGTACTGTACCATCATCAGCTAAGATACATCTCTTTCTACCGCCCCACGGATTGAGCTTATCAAAATCAGCTCCAGCGGTAAGATTTTCTGCTCCTGCAATTCTGGTAAACCGCCTATTAGGAAAATCAATCTCCACACCGTATACATCGGAGCTCTCATAGCCTACAAAGCTCTTAACATCGTCAATCTGCTCCTGTAAATTAACGATCTGGGCTACTGTGGCTCCAGCGGTAGGATCTACGTTTACCTTTACGCTAGAGGCATTAGATACCGCTGTTACAAGATCCACCATAAGGGAGCTTACACCAATACCATTAAATGGAGGCATATAATCCGCTGTAGCGGTACTCTCATCTGCTACTGAGATACTGTAGAGGATCTCTCCAGCCTGTGGATCATTTGCATAAAGTCCTAAGTTTCTTACATAATAACCCTGCCCTAAGGTCTGATTAGAGAAACTAGCGGATACTGTAACATTAGATCCATTCTTTCTCACTACAGAGGCTACCTTTTCCTCCTGTTTGATAGTACCGATACCTGTCATACTTGCCAGATCCCCAGATAACTTAGTATCGGATACCTTGATCTTAGTAAACTCCAGCTTAGTAGTACCTGCTACCACTTTTGCTAAGAGTTCCTGTCCTTTTTTTGTGATTACTGCACTCTTAAAAGCACCCATTTTATCACACTCCTTTTCTTTAATTTATTGTAATAACTGTAGCTGTGTTTACAGGGCTTGCTACAGTAGTATTACCGCTGTTAGTTGCTTTGCTGTTAATATCGTGGGTAATGATTTTTGTAAACGCCATTCCAACGCCTATTCCCTCATAATGAGGGCTTTCTACCTCATCCTTTACAGCTATATCCATTGTGATAGCTCCAGAGGAGCCTCCTGTAGATAATGCCTGTGCTACATTGAGATCTGAGCTCTGATTTACAGTACTCTTTATATCGTGAGTGATAATGTGAGTACCAGCTCTGCCTAAGCCTACACCGTAGTACATAGGGCTCTCTGTAGCTACCTTAGAGTTAATATCATTTGTGATCTGATACCTCATAGCCACACAGGATACTACCGCCACACTAAAAGGAGTTGTATTTCCCTCCTCCAGAGTGTTTTTAAGATCCAGTACCAGATTACAGGGGATCATATCCTGCAAAATAGAGGAGATCGTATCAAACGCCCCCTCTATCCCTAAATGAGTTATAATCTCTAAAAAATAATTTTTATAATCTGGATTTACGCTAAAGTTATCATCTCCACAGATACTAATAAGCCTGTTATAAAGCTCTTTCTCCGTATAAGGTACCTTATCGTTCCACTTAACCAGCACATTAAAACGTCTTGTTTCTAGGCTGGCTCCTGCCTCTGGGTAAATACCCATCATATCCTCAAAACGCTTAATACCGTACTCATCCGCTGTTTCTATAAACATATTGTTAAGAGTACGCTCAATCTGTTCTAGGATATATTTAAGCTCTGGCGTTTCCGCCTTTGCTATCTCCTTAAACTCCTTAAGCTGGCGGAGTACAGGCATCCAATAGCCTAATAGATCAATCTCTCTAGCCAATAGAAACACCTCCTAACAGAGGTATCTCTTCCTGTGCTAAGGCTAAGTTACTGGCTACATCGTTTAGCTTTGTATCCGCCACATCTAAGATCCCATCCAGATTAAGGAGCCTGTTTTCTATCTGGGAGATACGCACTACTAAGTTACCTTTCTCCCAGTTCTTACGCATTTCTAAGAAATACGCCTCCAGAGTTTCCTCCGCCTTAGGCTTTACTTGTGACCACTGGTATCCATCGTTTAGAGTTATTCTGGATTTTATGCTCACTGTTTTACCCACAGCGGATACTACTGTTACGGTATGCCCTATAGGAGCTATGCCACTACCTGTACCCTGTGGATCTGGATCTATAGCCTCCTGCACCGCTTTTACCAGCGTGCTAGATGCTACCCCAAAATCACTGTTGATAATGATTAACTTAACAGTGCCTCCCCCATTCCATACAGGGATAACCACTGTACCGCCTACACCATCCAGAGCATCGGTTTTCTCTACATAATCCTGCTTATTACCGCCAAAAGGGTTACTATCAAAGGAGTTAAGGTATCGTGTCCTTAGAGCCTCTGTATCCTCCTCATCCTCCGCTGGGATAAGGAGCTCTGTAAGCTCTCCAGTAAGATCCTTATCAATGTACTCAATGGAGCTAAGCTCTCCAAAAAACTTGTTACCATTAGTACCCTCTGTTTCACACTCCATCTGGTAATAAAAATAGCCATCAGCACTCTCCATAAATGCTGTGGCTACATAGTTAAGCTCATTCAGATTAAATCTGGATCCTATAGGGATCTCCATATTAAATTTACCCTTTAGAGTAGCCTTAGTAGCCTCATAAGGGATAATACCCCTCTCTTTACATCGGAGGATTAGAAACTCTCTTACTGCGGTATCTGCATACCCATTATTTACGATATTACCTAGCTGGATATATACATCTGCGTGCTCTGCGGATACAGGGGCTATAGCGTTCATAATAACGGAGCCCTCACGCTTATCTACATCACTTGCTACCCTTGCTAGGGATCTATCTAATATATTTTCGTATGTCTGATCCTCATACATCCATTTCCACCTCCTTACTACCTACATCTGTTACCAGAGTAAATTTTATATGGAGTACATCTTTAATCTGGGATACCTCCAGATCTTGTACTCCTGTTATATGCTCATTCTCAAATAAGCACTCCTCCATATACCGCCTTACCTCACTGTTAAGGTATTCCTCACTGTAGCTATATCCGATGAGATCATAAACCTCATCCCCATAACCCCAGCTATAAATAATCCAGCGGTATCTCTTAGCCTTAAGAGCTAAGTAAGCCCACACACAAAGAGCATCTACACCAGTTACTATCCTCCCTGTGAGTGTGCCTTTTTCAAAGTCGATCTCATACTCACGGATAGAGGAGGCTGTTACCTCTTGATCCGCTAGAGTAAGATCCTCTGTAGTTGCAAAAGGAAATAAACTCATTTACGCCTCCACCACCCTTGCTATGATTACATACTTGTTATTATCGTTAAGTTTCTGTACCAGCACCATATCCCCAGCTTTAAGCCCATCGGTATAGGTTATCTGGCTCTGTTTCCATACCCTAGTATCTGGATCTGGGTTATCCTTACTGGCAAAACCGTTACTCTGTGTAGTATCCACAGATACTCCAGCTACATAAGGTACTTTAATTTGTCTGGTATACCCTGCTACTAAGTAATCTGCTATATACAGATCCTCAGCATTGAGTACCAGATCATCTATCTTTACGCTGTTAGAGCTTTGCATTACTCCTATCTGGGCTAAGGTAGGATTATCTTTAGCTCCCTGTGATCTCATCATCTCTAGCACTTCTGCATATTGATGATCGTTTTTCATGTTATCTCCAGTACCAGCCATGCTATCCCTCCTTAGTATCCATCATCTGTTTTAAAGTTACGGTTAAGCTCATGGTAGCTACTCCATTCTGCCATGTATGAGTATCTGCATCTATCCACACTACACCGCTGAGCCCTGTAGAGCTATCTCTTACTACCGCCCCTGCTCCTGTTACTGCCTCATTGAGGTTTACACATTCCAAAGTAAAGGTTTTCTCAACCGTCTTAAACATACTCTTAGCTGTGGTAGTAGCATCCTTGCCCTCCTCTTTAGTGTAGGTCTGTTGGAATATACCGTACTTTTTCACATCTGCATCATTTTGTACTACTCCCTGTGGCTTGCCCTCTCCGTCATAAATACGAACCTTATTAACCATGTTAGTAATGCTCTCTTTATAGTTGGAGCTGGTAATATTGCTATCCTCTGTGATCTCAATACTGCATACCACCTTACCCATTTCCTCTACATTGAGGTAGCCTTTTTTAGCTACCACCCTGTAGCTTACTCCGTTCTGTTGGTATGCCTGTGTATAGGCTCTCATAATAATCTCATAGATAGATACATTCTGTACTATGAGTTTCTGTGTTAGTCCTGTCTGAGCTAAGGAGCCTACAGGGATCTCCATATCATCACATACCATCTGAGTTATCGCCTCCGCTGTCTTAGAGCTAAAATTATAAGTGGCGTTACTCTTGATGGTATAGAAAAGAAGATCATAACAGGTATAAGTAACTGTACCTGTGGTACTGCTTGCCTCCCTCTCTACTACAAAGCCTCTAAAGAGCTCTGTTTTTCCATCATCCTCAAATAGGTAAACAGGATCCGCTAAGTTGATGGTAAGAGGAGTAATATTTTTATCTAGGGGAGCATTGACTATATGGAGCTCCAGCTTTCTAGCTACCTCCGATCTGCTACCTCCCCAGCTCATAGAGGAAACATACTCTGTAATGTCTGTATCCTTATGCACTACTATCACTCTTACCACCTCCTAAGGGATCGTCAATACTTGATTAGGATAGATAAGATTAGGATTTTTTATCTTATCTCTGTTAGCATTGTAGATCTTAGTGTACTGAGCTCCGTTACCGTAAAACTGTTTAGCTATTTTCCAGAGGCAATCCCCACTTTTTACCGTGTATGTTCTGGCTGTACTAGCCTGTGGCTTTGTAGCCCTTACTGTAGGCTTTACAGTAGCTATAGTAACGGTAGCTTTTTTTGTCTTTATCTTTTTGTACTCCTTTAGATTACAGGTATAATAAATATCTCCTGTAGCATCCTGCTCTCCCCACACAAAGCTCTCCACTGTAGCCTCCATGTTAAGAGTGCCTGTAATGATAACCCTAATAGGAGTACCAGACTTTCTCCAGCTCTCGATCTTCTCTACATAAGTTAGAGGCTGTTTACGCCCTGCATTATTACTAAAGTTATAATCTTTTGCTGGAAAAAAAGACTTAAGAGAAATTTCTCTTAAGCCTGTATTTCCGATAAGGTTTACATCTCCCACCTGTATTACATTGACAACCGTATTTTTATGAGCTACGGACACCGTGTAATCAGAGGGCTTAACTGGGAGTTGAAACTTATCGCTATTCTGTTGTAACCAAAATTCCATTAAGTATCCTCCTCCCTGTTAAGTCATATTAGGTAACAACTTTTTGAATTTTGCCACCATATCAGATACCACCTTATCGGTATCTGCCTCTTTCTCAATGATTACCGTATCCGCCAATTTTTCAATCGTTACGGATCCGATACCACCGCTCTTAGGTAAATCGCTATCCTGTGGATTTCCTGTACCTCCTGTACCGCCTTTATCATCCTGTGGATCTGGATCTCTATCTATAGGCTTAACATCGCTGAGCTGTACGCCCCTTGTGCTCATCGCCCTATCATATTGATCCGCTTGATTTCTTGTTAAGACTTTCTCGCCTTGATGGAGGATAGCTGGGTAGTTATCATATGGTACTCTATCTTTACCATAGGCAAAACCTAAAGCACTCTTAACCTTGCCTCCGATACCTCCTACAAAGTCCTTAGCCTTTGAGATTGCACCACCGATCTTATCTACAAAACCG